ATTTACCTTGCGAGACAAGGATCTATACTTCACTATAACGACTCTGGTGATTTTTCAACTTTAGGCGGTGAAGGCTTTAAGGTAGTTCCAGAAGGTGTTATACTTATGCTTGAAAATTATACTACCTGGGAGGTAGTCAATCACTTTGAAGTCAAATCTCCATTTTTATTTTTATGAAAACGTTTTATTTTTCAGCAACAAAAGGAAGCAGAAAAAATACACTGCTAGCTAACAATCATTCCACATATAATGAGTTTATTTTTAAAGAAAACAACAAAGATCCGCTACCTGTTGTCTACAACAAAGCGATAGACTTCGCTATTCAGGAAAATTTCGAAAATTTAGTACTCTGTCACGACGATGTTATTATAGAGTCGGATTTAACTTATAAAATAGCATCACTAATGTATGATTATGATGTTATTGGAGTAGCAGGTACTACAGAATGTAAATTACAGGAGCCTGCACTTTGGCATATTATGGGTGGAGGATTCGGTGCCGGTAAACTTCACGGAGCGGTAGCACATGGTAATGAAAAAAATAAATCTATGACATTTTTTGGACCTTACCCTCAAAGAGTACTACTACTAGATGGTGTATTTTTATGTATAAGTAAAAAGGCTTTTACTCAAGTTAGATTTGATGAATCTAACCCCGCAGGATTTCATTTTTACGATCTAGATTATAGTCTCTCTTGCCATAAAGCAGGTCTTAAGCTAGGAGTCTCAGATATTATGATCACTCATGCTTCACCTGGTCTAAGAGAGTTTACATCAGAGTTTAATGATGGTCAAAAATGGTTCTTGGAAAAGTGGAAAGGTAAGCTATAATAAAAGCGTGAGTAAATTAGATCTTGATTATTTTGAAAAAGTGCTTTGTTATAAAGCACTTTCAGACTCTACATATCTAGCATCAGTTGTTGATTACGTAAAGCCTGTATTTTTTAAAGATAAAAATATATCGAAGGTATTTACTATTATTTCTGAGTTTCATGAAAAGAGAAATAAACTTCCTACTATTACTGAAGTTAAATCATACCTAACTACTGAGGAACTAAAAGATTCTTTTAAAGAGCTTGTAACTTCTTTCGGTGACATTGATAAAAATATAGACAAAGACGAGCTGTATGAAAATACAGAGCAATTTATTAAAGAAAAAGCAGTTTATACCACTATGCTTGAAATCGCTGGTGATATAACTAAAGGATCGATAGATACTGCTGCAATGCTTGACAAGTTTGAAAAGTCATGCAATATAAATCTCGTAACAGATCTTGGATTTGACCTTTATAATGATATTGAAATTCTTATTGATGACCTTAACAGTGTACAAAAGTCAATACCCAGTACATGGCCGTGGCTAGATGACGCTCTTAACGGCGGATTTTTAGAAAATGGTCGAGCGTTGTATGTATTTGCAGGTGAAACTAACATCGGCAAATCTATATTCCTTGGTAATATTGCTACCAATATAGCTAATCAAGGAAAAAACGTTCTTCTAGTCTCTTTGGAAATGTCAGAGCTATTATATGCACGGAGATTGTGCTCAAACGTAAGTAAAATTCCCTTGAAAGATCTTACATATAACACACCGTCGCTCAGACAAGCAATTAGGGAACAAAAAGAAGGCAACAAAGGTCGTATTTTTATTAAAGAATTTCCGCCTTCTACTATTACACCCAATCAACTTAAGGCGTTTGTTAAAAAGATAATAGATCAAGGCATCAATATTGATGCTATTGTTCTTGATTACCTCAATCTTTTACACTCTCCTATCGGTTCAAACTCATACGAAAGAATTAAAAACGTAACTGAGCAAGTTAGAGCGATGAGTTATGTTTTTAACTGTCCTATAATATCTGCTACTCAGCTTAATAGATCAGGATTTAACACTGATAATCCGGATCTAGCTACTATCTCAGAATCAGTAGGTTTAGCTGCAACAGCTGATGTTATCGTCTCAATTTATCAAAATGAAGAGGATCGCGACCTTGGTATTATCAGATTAGGTATGATGAAGAACAGATATGGTCCGCGAGGTCATACGCAGCCGATGCGCGTAGATTACTCCACTCTTACCATAACACAAGCCGAGGACTCTATTGAAATGGGTGAAGATAGTGCATTTAATGCATTAAACATGTTGGGAAGTTGATTAAGTTCCTTATTGCAGTAAATATTTGAGGTGAATTCATCATACTCACATTTAAATACTGCACTAAAACAAAACGTTAGGGCGTTTCGCGCCGGTAAACGTGATTTTAGTATAGAAGAGCTTAACAATATTAAAATTTACCTTTTAAGATATAAAGAAACTTTATCACAAACAGAGTTTTTTCAAGGTACTCTTAAAGAATATAAAGTTATTAGCTGCTTTACTGAAAGTACCTTTTATGACGAATTATTTGAATACATGTGCAACAAGTTGAGTGCTGGTATATGTATAATAGTCGTACTATCAGAGAAAAAAGTTCTTCTTTTACGTAACAATAAAATTTGTTCGATCGATTTGTGTACATTAGCCAAACTTTTATGTGATGGTGACTGTGAAAATTTATCTGTAGATATCGCTGCAGGAAAAATAACTGAAAAATTTCTCAAATTTACAAAAACACTTCAAGCATGCACTACACCAAAGATTTAATTCCCTCGCAATATATAATGGATCAAGAGAGTGAGCATATACTGCTTTCTTTTTGTACGTTTTGTACTCTATTAAAAGGTAAAAAGTTATCTCTTCAAAATGTTTTTCTTCTTGTCTTGCAAAATGAAGATCTAAAGTTTATATTGAAAGAGCTAATTAGTATTGATTCAGATATCGAAATTGTTAAGCTCTTCTTAGAATTTGATCCTACTATTGCAAAAAGTAAGTATATTACCAAGTATATTAATAGTAAGAAGCGAGCATGCACATAACAGCAAAAGAACGATCAATTTATAACAGCTTCCTAATAGCTAGTAGAACAGCTAAAAATAAACCTTTTAAACTAAGGCAGGATTTTACCAAAGTAGATCCAACAACTGAGCTCACACTTAAAAAGCTCAGTCTTTTTTTTACAGAAAACGCTTCTATAACACCCACAGATTTTTTTATTGCTCCTTATAAGTGTTATGGTTCGGATAATTACTTCGATATTCAATTTTTTATTACACGTAAAGCTATAAAATGTTTTTCTCTTTACTGCAAACAACGGGAAACACAAGACCCTGATAATATTGAAACTGTTGAATATGCAAAAAAATGCTGTAGTTTTATATACAAATTCTGCATAGAGAATAAAATTACACTTAGCGAATATAAATCTCTGATTAATGGTACAACACCAATAATACTACAGCATTTACGAGATCATAAAATTAATTTTTATACAATACATGGTCTTAATGCAGATAGAGTTATAAATCAGGTAGAGCCAGAATTATTAGATTTTTTTATTAAAGACTTTTATAAAACTATAAATGAGACAAGAATACTGTTTCAGCAATCAAAAAGACTTAAGGTAGTGATTAGAGAAGCTTTTAAAATTATTGAAGAGAGGTTATTGATTTTTGCAAAATAGTAGGTTATAATAACATACATTATGAGTACATTTAATACATCAATGTTTCAATCGATTAAGGCAGCCCTCGCTAAAAACGAGGATGCTGGAAATAACACATACACAGAAATACTAAAGACAACACCTGGTAATACGTATACAGTTAGGCTACTACCTTATGCGCAAGATCCTTCAAAGACCTTTTTCCATTATTATACGCATGGATGGGTATCCTTTGCTAACGGTCAATACGTACAAGCTCTATCACCGTCGACATTCGGTGAAAGAGATCCAATTGCTGAAGAGCGCTTTCGTATTTTGAGAACTGGCTCTGAAGAAGAGAAGGAAAAAGTAACAGCTATTAAACGCGCTGAGAAGTTTCTCGTCAACGTCTATGTAATTGACGATCCAACAAACTCCGATAACAACGGCAAGGTTAAGCTTCTTAGATACGGTAAGCAACTACATAAGATTATTATGGAGGCTATTGAAGGTGAAGATGCAGAAGAGTTTGGTCCTCGTATCTTTGACCTCGGTCCTAATGGCGTAAGTTTTAAGATTAAGGTTGAGAATCAAGGCGAGTATCCAACTTATGTATCTTCACGCTTTACATCTGCAGGTAAACTTAATTTGACAGATGACGAGCAAGAAAAGATCTATAAAGGTGTCTTTGATCTTAGTAAGGTGTTTACCTTGAAGTCCTATGATGAACTGAAAACTATGCTAGATGAACACTTCCATCTAGCTCAATCATCAGCTAAAGTAGAAGAACAACCGCAGAGACGAGCTGTAGAGCAAACTACCTGGACTGAACCCGTTAAGACTACTAGTGACAGCTCATCCATTGATGACGAAATTGACGAACTTCTAAAAGATCTATAAATTATGACAGAACAAGAAAAGCAAGCAATGCTAGCATTTCTAGGTACTGTACACGCACAAGCGAAACAGACTGACCAAATGATTGTTGGTCAGTCTAATTTCGTAAAACCTGTAAGTCATGTAATTCAAAATGAATTTGCTCAGGTTCTTGCTAAACCAGTATTTAACGAAGCTGCTAGCCATCACCAACCTGTAGAGATGCCTCAGCCCGTACCGGTACATCATGAACCGGTACAGCAAATAGATACACCTACACCCTACCGGGAAGATCAACTACAGCTATCATTTGATAATCCTAAGGAAGAGATTAAACAAACAGAAGTTACGAGTGACCTAATTAAAGTTCTAAAAGATATTAACTTGAATTTACTACGTATTGGTAATATTCTAGAAGAAAAAAATAAACCAAATGCGAGAAATAAAAATTCAAAAAAGGAGTGAGTTTGCTGAGTTCGTTGATGCTATCTCTAAAGTCAATGACTCAGCAATTATTACCTCTATCGAAGGGGAGCCGGGTACTCTTTCATCTATCGTGGCTTCAGAAGATAACACACTTATTCTATACGCAGAAAGTCAAGTAGGTAGTGTTAATTATTCTGGTTTATGCAACATACCCGATCTCAAAAAATTAGCAAGGATAGTTGATTCTATTAATAGAGATAACTTTAAGTTTATAGTTAACAGCAATAACTTAGAATATAACGGACCTGATCTTAAATTTAAGTACCATCTTTATGAAGATGGGTTTTTAACAAAACCATCCGTTAACATAGATAAAATTAAAGGATTTAAATATGACTTAAACTTTAAGCTAACTAAATCGAACATTCAATCTATTATGAGAGGTTGTTCTTTTGCTACACAGACGAATAAAGTATACTTCTACACCGAAGATGGTAATCTTAAAGCAGAACTTACAGATCGTGCAAGGCATAATACTGATGTATTTTGTCAGAATCTAGCAGAAGTTGATTTTACACTAAAGCCTATTCCAATTAATATTGATAACTTAAAGTTAATTTCATCTATTAATGATACCATTGATGTAAGTGTTAATACAGATTACGGTGTAGTTATATTTGATATTTGTAATAATAACACTAAATTAAAGTATATACTTTCCTCCTTAACTCAATGAACATACAACGTAAAAATAAGATAACAACGCAAAGCTACTTTATAAAAAGACTCAAAGATAATAAGTTTATAACTTATAAAATCTTTGACGAATATACTCAGGGCGATAATCGTAGATGGACAATATTGGTAGATCCAGGTAACGCTTCAATTTTCATAACATGCTACGAAAATAAAGATTTCCGTGGTGATGTTATGTTCGAATTTAGCGACGGTGGTCAGCTATTTCCTAGAAACTTCTCTATCAAGACTAATTCTATGGAAGTAATTATTACTACACTTATTGAACGTGGTGTTAATCAGCGCGTCATTAATGTTGCATAAATAATTTAATGGACGATAATCCAGAGGACAGGGTTGAGCAGGAGCTAAAAGACTTAATAAAAGATGCTCTTAAAGCTAATGTTAACAATAAAAAGAAAAAAGTTAGTAAACGTCAACTTACCTCTGCTCTAGCAGGTACATTAGATGAATTTTTAAATAACTATATACTAATTGGGTATGATATAGAAGGTTCGCCGGTGATTATAAGATCCCACAAAACAGAAATGGAAAACGAAGCTCTTAAATCACTTTTTATAAAATACTTTGCTATGTATATGTATAATTATGAAGATATTTAAAAAAGATCCCCTAATTCCACAAAAGGG